TCAGCCACAGGCAACCAAGGTGCAGCTTCAGCCACAGGCAACCGAGGTGCAGCTTCAGCCACAGGCAACCGAGGTGCAGCGTCAGCCACAGGCGACCGAGGTGCAGCGTCAGCCACAGGCGACCAAGGTGCAGCGTCAGCCACAGGCGACCGAGGTGCAGCGTCAGCCACAGGCGACCGAGGTGCAGCGTCAGCCACAGGCAAGGATAGCATTGCTCTTGCTGCCGGATACAGGTGTAAGGCTAAGGGAGCTATAGGTTGCTGGATAGTCCTCGCAGAGCGTGGGAGATGGAGCGGTGATACCTACCCGATTAAGGAGGTCAAGGCGTTTGAAGTTGA